GGCGGGGGCGCTTCAGCCGCGCCGCGTCCGCGAGCGGAACTCGCTGGCCCAGCGCTGAGCGGTGGCCTTGGCGCGCTCGCCATCCGAGGGAAGGTGACTCGCTGGCGGCTTCCCGGCAGGCGTTGGCGCTCCAGGGCTGGAGGGGCCGTCCGTCCCCGTCGCCCCCTTCTTTCGCACCCACATGCGAGGGGCAGGGTTGACGGTGGGGGGTGGCGTAGCAGGCGCGGTGTCAGCCTTGGGCTTGCGCCCGCGCGGGAGGATGACGTCGGGGATGCTGCGGGGTGCGGCGTCCTCCACCCACGCGGAATGCAGGCGGCCTGTCGCCATCATGAGGCGCCGCTTCTGGTAGTGCGCTCCGCAGTAGCCCTGGCTGCGGTGGGGGCGCTGGCAGCCGATGACGGCACACGCCCTGGCCGTAGTCGCGGGAGGTGGGCGCGGGGGCAGGTGCTGCGCTGGAGCGGGTTGCGGAGGCCGCGCGTCGTGGCCTGGGCGCTGGCGCGACACTTCCTGTTGGGGCCCTGGGGCGAGACGCTTCGCCACCTCGGCCAGTCTCGCGACGAGGCTTGCGAGTGGGCGCGCCAGCTCCTCATCGAGGGCGGTGCGGAAGGCCGCCTCAATAAAGCTTGGGGACTTCGGAGCGGGTGGGCGGAGCGGCTGCCTCGTGGATGAGGATGAACCCTGAGCCGAAACGGGAGGACGTGGAATTTTGGGCATGTGTGGCTTTACTCGCCTTGCTGTGTATTCGGGGCGAATGCGCGTTGAGACGGCGGGTGATGATTACCATTCTTTGGGCATGTGTCGTAGTCGAGTATTGCTTGAGTGGAGGAAGGGAGCGCCCGCCTCTGGTGACAATACGCAGTGACCTCACGGAAATGGTTGTTGGCGTGAGTCGCCCGGCGAACTGGCACGTCGCGTGCTGTGGGGAATGCGGATGACGATGAGCGAGCGGGAGGCCCTCGCAGAAGAACTGCGGCGGGTGGAGGTGGCGTTGCAGCGAGCGTACGCGACGATGGACGGGAGTGCCGAATCGCGGACGCGGCTCGCCAGGGCGAAAGAGGAGTACCGACGAGCAGAGGTCGCGGCGTCGCACGTACTGGGAGCGGAGGATGCGTTGAGGCTGGTGGAGGCGAATGACTCGGCGTGCGCTCACCCCCCGGAGCAGGAAGCACTACGGGAGTGGGTTGTTCGCGGCGCGAGAGAGTTGCCCCTCAGTAGTGGCGAGCACCACGCATGAGGGGCGCGCCTCCTGGACGTGTGTGAAACATCAGGTGAAACAGGGCGCTTCGGCCGGCGGACGGGCCCGGGCCGCATGGGCATACCCTGAGAGGCATGCCATGCCGGCACGGCTCACCCTCGCGTCGCCAAGCCCTCGCGCAGCATTTCATCCACCAGGGACGCGGCCTTCTCCTCGGCGGTTGCGCCCTGCACGCGCAGCGCGACGGACTCGAAACGCTGGGTATTGGCAACCACCCAGTCGATGTACTCGGGAATGGAGAGGCGCTCCACGCCGAAGGCGATGTTCTGCATTCCCTTCACGATTTGGACGGCCGTGCCCTCGAAGACACGTCCGTCGCGCATGATGATCATCATGACTTCTTCTCCTTCAGGTGAGTGCGCCAGCAACCGGACTCGATGATGGGGCGGCCAGCCAACCGCCCCTTGGGAAACAGGTATGCCTCGACGCGGCCGGCACCGTCGAGGGCAATGGACGTGCGCTGGTAGAAGCGAGGGTGGCCCTCGAGCCTGTCGAGCGCCGCCAGCATGAGCGCGTCGACTTCGTACATCTCTCCCTCGACAGCGTGCTTGCCCCTGGAGGCGAGGGCAGGGAAGGGCCCGTAGTCGTAGAGGGTAAAGCGGGGAAGCGTCCGCGCTAGGCCGACGAGGCGTGCGCCGCACAAGAGTCTGTGGTTGGGCTCGCCGGACAGCAGCGTTCCGTAGACGAAGACGCGCGTCGACTTTGAGGCGCGCTTCATGCCGCACCGCCCAGGGCGCCCGCGAGCGCGGCGCGGTTGAAGCCCAGGCGCCCATAGGCGTGCCAGAGGACGCGGAAGTAGCGGCCAGCGGGCGGCCAGGCCTCGAAGCCTGCTTCGGGCTGCAGGTACACCAGCGCGCGGCGGCGGTGGCCGGCCTTGTCCGTCACCAGTCGGGCGGCGCGCCGGTACGCAAAGGGGTGCCCCTCGAAGGTGTCGAGGGCGCGCAAGTCCTCGGGGGTGAGGCGGTACAGCAACCCCTCGACGTGGGCGCCGCGCACGCGCTGGAGGCTGGCGACTGCGCCGCCCCAGCGGCGGCTGTAGCCGCCAAACACCAGGGTGTGGCCGGGAAGGGTGGCCCGGGCTTCGACGGTGGCGCCGGGGCATCGCGTGCGCATTTGGGCCCTGTCGAGGTTGGAGCCGTAGGCGAAGTAGAGCATGCGGTTCTCGCATTCGAGGCGGGCGCGGCCCGCCGTTGTCGGTTCTGATTCCAACCCAGGCACGAGGAGATACTCCTCGGCGAGCGGCCTCTTCATTCCTGGTCCGAAGCGTCATCCCGAGGAGACGCGACCTCCTTGGCCAGTTTGAGGATCTCCACCGCCTCAAGGGCACGGGCGCGCCTGTGTGCGAGCCGGGTGCCGCGGACGTGCACCTTCCGAGAGAGACGTCCGTCGTAGCTTTTTGTGGGGTACCTGCCGTGCGATGGGCAGCAGCCCCATCGGCAGTTGCCCCGGTCCTTCCGATTAACTCCGTATGCTTTCATTATTGCGTCTCGCGGTTGGCGAGGGGCACCTGCCCTTCGCGAAAGACATACACGCTCTGGTTCGCCATTGAAGCAAGCGCTGTCTGAGGGAGGGGCGCGAGGACCGCAGGAAGGTGCGGGCCCGGTGCCCGGGCTCCTTCCTCGGGCCCTGGCGCCAGCGCAGGCAGGCGCCAGGGCTTCGTGGCGCCCGCGAAGGCCCCGTCACGCGGCGGCGCGGGCTTCGGTGGGCGTGTTGCCCGGAGCGACCCCTGCGTCGCCCTGCGAGCCCTCGCTGCCGGGCGAGCCGTCCCCACCCCCACCCGGGCCGCGCCTGTCGCGGCGCTGGCCCTTCCAGGCGGCGCTGCCCTCCAGCTTCTTGAGGAGGTGGAGGCGGGCCGTCTTGAATTCCTCGCCGATGAGGCCCAGGTGCAGGAGGAACACCCGGAAGTCGTACTTGGCGGTGGCGGGGTTGAAGTCGCGGCGCTTGCTGGAGGCGGCCTTCGAGGCCAGGGCGCGGGCGGCGAGGGCCAACACCAGTTGGACGTAGGCCTTCACCTCGCCCGCGTGCACCGAGCCGTTGAAGTAGCGGAATTCAATCGTGCCCCGGAAGAAGAGGCTGTTGAGGTTGAGGCCGTGGTAGCGGCTGGAGTCGTAGCGCTGCGGGGCGAGGTTGCGGCGCCCGTACCAAGCCTCGTTCACCTCCTGCAGCGTGCGCGGGCGCCGGGCCTCCAGCCGCTGGAGGAAGGCCCCGTCAATGGGCTTGCAGAAGCGGCTCAGCCGCGCCGCGCTCACCCCGAGGGCGGTCTCCAGGAGGCGCTCCTGCTTGTGCACCATCTTCACCAAGTTGGTGACGCCCTTCGCGTCGAAGCGGCTGCCGTCGACGTGAATGTGGATGCCGGTGGAGGCGTCGGCGCGGGCGCCAGCCTCGCGGGCGGCGCGCACCACATGCTGTAAGGCGTCCAGGTCCTGGTAGGTGAGGATGGGGGAAACGATTTCGCCGCTGTAGTCGCCCCCGCTCAGCGAGCCGTCAGGCACCACCTTCCAGGCGCGGCCCTGGGGGTCCGTCACCTGCCAGCCTCGGTAGTCGCCGGAAACGTGCCCGCCCACCGCGCCCTGAATCGCGTGGGCCAGCTTCTGGCGGCTGGCGCCAACCGTCTCAATCTCAATTCCAAACCGGAGCGTCTTCATGGAGTTCGCCTCTCGCATTCGCGCGGGGCTGTGGCGCCCGTCGCGAAACACATACACGCTCTTGTGTGCGAATGAGGCAAGTCCTCTTCGACGTCTGGTTGGGTGGGTTTCAGGTGTCTGGGATAGTTGCGGGAATTCGCGGGTTTTTGCGCCGGGCGCCTGTGAATGGGTGCGGCCAGTCTGCCTGGATTGGCGGCGGTGGGCGGAATTCCAGCGTGTGTGATTGTCTCGCCGGCAGGGCGTTGGGGATTGGCGGCATAGCCCGGAGCGGACTGCCACTGCCTCTCCCGCTGATTCAGCCGGAAGAGCCTCTCACCTGCGCAGGGCTCCTGGCGTGCGCGCGCCGCATGCCGAGGGGCTCAGGAGGGGTCAACCCACGAGGCTCTTGAGCATCGCCATCGCCCGCTCCGCTTCCTCCGGTGTTCCCTCTGCAAGCTCCACGTACACGAAGCCCCCGGAGTACATGAGTATGTCTGGGAGCAGCTCAATGCGTACATTCCAGCACTCTCGCTCCGAGGTTGCCATCTCAACATCGGCGTAGATGCGATGGAGGGCGGCGTTCAGCGTGCGCTGGCGTATCTCCCTCGGGAATCGCACCTCGATGTACGGCTGGGGAATCCCATAGCGCGCGGTGCGCTGTCCCACCATCATCAGTTGCTGGCTCGTCGTGGCCATCGTTATCCTCGCGTTTCGTAGGGATGTCGCCCCGTTGTGAAAGACATACGCGCTCTTGTTGATGCGTTATGCAAGTCGAGTCTTGGGGTGCGGCGCCTGTAGGCAGTGCGTCCGCGAGCATGGACGGCTTTCGTATGGCCGGGAACCCGCGCGGTGCTGCGGCGCGGATTCCCGCCGTCCTCTCCTTCAGCCCAGCAGTATGTTGAGGAGCGCCATGCCCCGCATGGCCTCGGCCTCGTCGCCTTCGGCCAGCTCCAGGTAGATGCGGCCGTGGTTCGGCTCCGAGAGGCGCTCGGACTGCACAATCCACCGCTCGCTGTTGGGGGTGTTCAGCTCCAGGCTGGCGGCGAAGGTGTGGAGCAGCGCGCTCACCTGCCGGTGGGTGGCGCCGGGCTGAAGGAAGATGTCCAGTTGCGGCTGGGCCGTGCCGTACCGGCTCTTGCCGAGGGTCAGCGTCAATACGGTGTTGCTGAAATCAACAACCTTGACCGGGACGATGAAGGTAGGGATGGCCGTGGCGCTCATAGTCGATATTCCTGCGGAGTCGCGCGGTGCTTTGTTGCCCGTCGCGAAAGGCATACACGCTCTTGTGGGTGAGCGTATCAAGTCCTCTCTGCTGTCTTTGGGGTGTATGTGCTGTCCGGGGCATTGGCGTTCGGGCCGGGACGCTGTTCCTGATGGAGCATGTGGCTGGCGGTGAGGCAGGGCGTGCGCGCTCGGGCCCTATTTCGGCCTGCTCGCGTGGCTTGCCGGACGCGCCTGTCGCAGCCCGGCAAGGCCCTCGAATGGAGAGGGGCTGCGGCTAGGGCGCCCTCTTGGAGGCAGGGGCGGGCTTCGTGCCCTCCCGCTCGGCTTGAATCTTCATCAGCTTGTCGATGATCTCCGACTTCCTGGTTTCCCCCAGGTAGGGGAAACTGTTTCCGGTGTCGATGACATAGCGGCGCAGTTTCTTGACGGTCATTGCTTCCAATTCGCTGCGTGTCTTCATGTTGTTCCCTTGGGGACTGCGTTGAAAGAGGGGCCGGTCGAAGGTCTCGGGCGGTGTTCCACTTCACGGCGATGTTGGCGCCCGCCTCGCGTGTGGACGGCGGGGCGGAGCGCGTCCGGGTTGGGGGCCTCTCGGCCTATTCGTTGTCCTGCTGGGGCGAGTGGGTACGGGCCTCACTCCTCCTCTTTTGGGGCGAAGCGCGCGGCGGCTTCGGTGGCGCCCATGGCCGTGAGTTCTCGGTGGACCGCGCGCTTGAAGAAACGAGTCCGGCTCGGGATGCCCGCGTCGCGCCAGGCCTTGTCCAGGACCGCCAAGTCCTCCGCGTCGAAGGAGAGGGGGATGACGCGCTTGCCGTCCTCGCCCACCTTCACCTCGCGCTCGGGACGGGGGCCCACCGGCACGCGCCCGGCCTCCGCCTCCCGGATCTTCCACTTGAGGTAGGGGATGTCGCTGCTGCCTGTCGGGCGTCCCACGACTTCGCGGTACTTCGCCTGCACCTCCTCGAGCGACATGTTGGCGAAGCGCCCGCGACGGGGAGCCGGCTGCGTGCCCTCGGCCGGGGTGTCGGCCCGTGCGGCAGGCGCCGGAGGCGCGCTGGGGGTGGCGGCCGTCGCCCGGTGGGTGGGGCTTCTCCGCTTCTTCGCGGCGAGTGCCTCCTCGATGCGGCGGATGAGGTGCGTCCTGTTGGGGCTGCGCGTCTCCTCGCCCACGACTTCGCGGTACCGGGCGCGCAGCTCCGTCAGGTTCATGGACTCCAGCTTCTTCGTCTTCGTCGTCTTCGTCGTCTTCGTCGTCTTCGTCGTCTTCGGTGCGGCGTTGCGAGGCATGGTGGTGTTTTCCTTTCCGGGCCGTGGGTACACGTCTGCCGTTCACGGGGGCGGCCCGGCGGCCCTCGTGCGCGGCTGCCCCGCTGGGCGGGGCGTCGGTGGTGGTGGACTACTTGGTGGGTGTGTTGCTGGCGTCGCGCTTGCCGGCTTGGTAGGCCGCTTCGAGGGCGTCCCTCAGTTGCCATACCGCCACTTCGTAAATGTCGAGGCTGTCGCTGTTGCGTGTCTTCAGTGTTTCAATGTTCATCTCCTCGCGCGCAACGCGTTCGAGGGTTTCTGCGGGCGCCCGGGCGGGCTTCGAGGGGCTGCTGGGGCGCGGCTTGCTGGGCGTCATTGTTTCGTCCTCCCTGTGCGCCTTGGGCAGGCGCGTGCGAGGCATATGCGCTCTGTTTTTGAGGCATAGCAAGTCGAGTGGAGAGGGTTTGGGGTCGCCCTGGCTGTGACGGGCGCAGGGAGCTGTTTCGCTGTTGGTGTGTGTCTATTTGCTGGGGCCCTCCTGGAGCGAGGGAGGGAAGGCGCTATTTGCTGGGTGTGTTGCCGGCGTCGCGCTTGCCGGCTTGGTAGGCCGCTTCGAGGGCATTCCTCAGTTCCCCTACCCCCACGTTGTGGAAGTCGAGGCTGTCGCTCCAGCGCCTCTTTAGTGTTTCGATGTCCATCTCTTCGCGCGCAATGCGCTCGAGGGTTTCTTCGGGCGCCGGGGTGGGCTTCGTGGTTTTGGCGGGCCGGGGCTTGCGGGGTGTCATTGTTTCGTCTTTCCGTGCGCCTTCGGCGGCGCGCGTGAGGCATACGCGCTCTGTTTTGCGCGTATGGCAAGTCATTGCCCGCTAGGCTTGCTCAGGTGCGCGAAACACTCCAAGTCGATGGCGCGTGGATCGACATGGACGAAGGGGGTGGTGCCGTCCGGGAGGACGGGGGCGGCGTCGATGCAGTCCTCGGCCGTGACGCCTCCGAGGCGCGCCAGCGTCTCGTCGTCTTTCACGTAGTAGTCGTCCGCGTCCGGGTTGGCGTCGGGGCGAAGGGCGCCGCGCAGCACCGCGAAGATGCGGACCTTCTGCCCCCGGAGGCCGGGGATTTCGCTGCCGAGGTACGTGGTGTCGGTTCCGAACATGTGTCTCTCCCAATGCGTGCTGGTGATTTCGGTGCTGCGAATTCGGTGCGGCTTGGCGGGCAACGAGTGGCCTCGCGGCCTCTATTCATCCATCAAGTAGAAGAAGCAGCTCAGGTCGTCGGCGCGCACCGTGACGCGCGTGGGGCTGCAGGTGCGATCCGGGAGGAGGCGGGCCACCTCGACGCGGTCCGAAGCCTTGACGTCGTGTCCACGGCTGTGGACCGCGAGGATGCGGACCTCCTGCTGCTTGTGTCCGGGGACTTCGTCGCCGAGGTAGATTGCGGTGGTGCCGATATACATATGAGTCTCCCCTCGCGCAGTGGGGTGCGCGCGAAGACATACATGCTCTATCTTCGAGGCATAGCAAACCGAGAAGAGTGATGTTCGGACTGCTTCGGGGTGTGGGGTCTGGTTTTGCTGGTGGTGTGTGTCTATTGGCTGGACTCTTCAGGGGCGCGGGGCTGTTCGTCGGCGAGCACCGCGATTCGGAGGCCCTGCGGGAACCAGCGCTCGCGAGCCTCCTGCGACAGGGGATGCACGGCCACCTTCCTGGCGCCGCCCCCCTTGGGCTTGAGCACCGTATGCAGGCGTCCGCGCTGGACGAGCTCTGCGTGGACATGGCCGACGAGGAGTCGGTGCAGGTGTCCGAAGCTCCCTGGCGCCGGATGCGCCGGCTCGCTCTCGGCGGCGCGGATGAGAAATTCGGTGGAGCGGCAGGCGGGACAGGGAGGGAGCTGGACGAGGCTGTCGTCCACGTCCTCCCGACGCGCGACGCCGACCTCCAGGGTATCGAGGGAGAGGCGATTGCCACTGCCGCACCGGGCGCAGCGCTGAAGTACGTCGTCGGTGGTGACTTCGTGAATGGCCATGGGGGCGCCCTTACGCGACAGCGGTGTATGAGCCGAACCAGTACGTCGCGGCGAGGCCTGGGAGGTTTTGGTGGCTGTAGAAGGCGAAGCCGTCTTTGTCCGGCACCATGACGGTGGGATTGCCGACGAAGCTTCCGGAGAAGGCGTAGGGGCTGAGGGTGATGGAGGAGGGCGCGGAGGGGAAGCGACTGCGGAACGTCACCGAGCCGCCGCCGGCCAGGCTGTCATGCGCGACAGTGTCGCTGTTGCTGTACTGGAGGCCGAGCCGGCCCACCTCGCGCACGCTGCCCGCCAACTCGAAGGAGGTGTTGCTGGCGGTGCTACTCAGCGGGAGTCGCAACGTGCGCGTCCAGGAGGCGAAGGTGGCGGTGAGGCTGGCGTCATGGAGGAACTCGGCCTCGTTGCGTGAGAGGCGGAAACCGCCCGCCGCCGCCCCGGTGGTGTCGCGGGCCCAGGCGCTCCCATTCCAGGCGGCGTTGAGGGTGAACCACACCGAGTCGCTGTCGGCGTAGAGGCGCAGCCGCGCGGCTGCGCCGCCCGCGCCCTGGGTGTCGAGGAGAAGGACGCGACCGGCGCCCAGGACGGGCTGGAGGATGGCCTTGTGCTGGCCCGCCGACGTCTCGTTGCCGCGGAAGTGCCCGCCGCTGAAGGTCGAGAGGACTTCCGCGAGGGCCGCTTCGACGGTGCCCGCCGTCAGCAGGTTGCCCGCGTCCGCGACGGAGACGGAGGAGGCCGCGTGAGCATCGGCGGACTGGGTGACGTGCCCGTTGAGGAAGCCCAACAGCGCGGCCATCTGCTGCCGCAGGCTGCTGGCAGGGAGGGAGTGGGGCGTCCCGGCCAGCGCGTCTCCTCCGACACGAGAGGCGCCGGGACTGTTTGCCGTCGTCTCGCCGAGGCGGGTGACGACCTCCTGGAGTTGAGCCTGCACGCTGGTGCCGCTGATGTAGCCGTGGGGTGTGGCGCCAATGGCGCTGGCGTGGTGGGCCCCCGTGGCCGCGCCCTGGTGGGCGTTGACGAAGCCCAGCAGCGAGGAGAGCTGCGCATCCACGGTGCCTGCAGGCAGGAGGTTGGGCGTGCCGGGCACCGCGTCCGCACCCACGCGGGAGGCGCCCGGTGTGCCAGCAGCGGCCGAGGAGAGCTTGTCCGCGACTTCGTCCACGGCCTCCTGCACGGTGGTGGAGGTGATGAATCCGTGGGGCGCGTAGTCCACGGCACCAGCCCCGTGTCGCCGGGCGGCGCCGGAGAAGTGCCCGGCCAACTCGGCGTCCACCTCGTCCAGTGTCGCCTGCACCGTCTCCGTGCTGGGGCTCAGGACGTCCCAGGTGCCGCTCTCCACGGCCACCGAGGTGCCCCGGGCGAAGATGAAGGCCTGCCGGCGGGAGGTGTCCAAGTCCGCGGCGAGAATCTGCGTCTGCCCGGGGCGCCGCCGGACGTCACACAGCAGCAGCTCGTCGGGCTGGAGGGCGGGCTTGGGCGCCTGGCCGACGGGGCCCTCCGGCGCCTGGCGCACCACCAGCACGAAGGACTCGTCGCGGCGGAAGTACACCTGCTGGGAGTTGCCGTCCGTGCGCGGCTCGGACAGCAGTCGGGTGAAGCGCAGGAAGATGCCCACCCACCGCTCGCTGCCCGAGGTGGAGACGTCGGTGGGGATGCCGGAGACGTCCACCGCGCAGTCCACCGTTTGCCCGGTGCCGAAGAAGATGCGCTGGCCGAGGTTGTCGTAGGCGCGGCCCGGAGCCGTCAGGTCGACGGAGAGGTTGGGCACGGGAGAGTGCGGCGCGGGCACGGCCCCGGAGATGACACCGTGGACGCCCAAGTCAGAGGCGAGGTTGCGGTCGGCCTGCTCCAACTGCGCGAAGGCCAAGTCCAGCTCCGCCTCCGTCACCTTCTGCCTGAAGAAAAAATCCAGCCGGTTGCTCATGCCTGTGCCCTCCAGAGGAAGACAAAGGCCGGGCGCGAGAAATCGGGGACATGCTGAGCGAGCTTCAGTGCAAGACGGTCGTTTCGCCCAGCTCGCTGAGTCCCAGCTCCCAGTGCTCGGGGAGAATGGGCGGCAAGGGCTCCACCATGTCCACGAAGTGGGTGTGCGCGGGCTTGAGGTACTCGACGAGGGCGCGCAGGCGCTGGCGCTCCGAGAGCGTGAGAAGGCGGTCCACCTCGACGTTGAAGGCGTAGCGGGCGAATCGCTCGGAAGGGCCCAGCACCCAGTCGACGCCCAGCTCGGACTCGCCCAGCACGAGGGTGTCCGAGGCGAAGGGGGAGATGGCCCTCACCTCGATGCCCAAGAAGAAGCGGATGGCGTTGCGCAGGCCCAGTGCGGTGCCCTTCTGCTGGTACATGTGCACGAGGATGGCGGCCAGACGGCGCCGAGCGAGGACGTCCAGCTCGAAGGCGAAGGGGTTGCCCAAGTCCTGGAGGATGGCGTCCAGGAATGCCTCCGGCGCGCGCTCCAAGTCGAAGACGTCGGGGAAGGCGTCCAAGTCGGACAGGAGCAAGTCCGTCACCTCCTGGAGGCAGGACACGAAGCGGTGCAGGTCGCCCGTCACGTCGTCGCGGCGGTTGTGGCGGGGCAGCATGTCCCAGAGGCGGAAGTGCCGAGAGGGCGGCCTGGCCGGCCGGAAACCCGCGAAGGTGGCGCGGTGGTAGGGGGCGAGCACCAGGTTGCCGTGCGCGTCCGTCACGCCCTCCACACGCACTTCGTACACCACGTCCGGCGTCAGCTCCGTGTCGAGGGCGAAGTGGACGAGAAGGCCGTCTGCTGCGGCCTCGGTGACAACCACCGGGACGGCGGGCGCGCCGCGCGGGGTGAGGGTGAAGCACGCCGAGGGCGGCACCCGGACAGACTCGTAGAAGGCGAGGCGCACGGACTTGGGCCCCACGGCCTGCGCACCCACGAGGCGCGGGGCCGTCCTGTCCTCCACGGTGAAGGTGTACGTCTCGTCGAGGAGGTGCGCGCCACCGGCCGTGGCCGAGATGACGTGCACGGAGACGGTGGCCTGGCTGGCCAGCGGCACCGCCGGGTGGAGCACGACACGCAGGGTGTCCGCCGTCTGCGTCGCCGCCGCCAGCGGCCCCGCGAAGGCGGGTTGCACCTCGACGCTGTCCCCGCCCGCGAAGGCGAGGACTCCGTCCACCCAGACGCGGGTGGACGCCCGGGCGATGCCGTCTACGCCGACGTCCACCAGCTCCAGCTCCAGCGCGGCATCAACGGGGACGTCCTCCTCCTCGGGGCCCGGAGCGCGGTTGAGGAGGAGGGGGCGGCGCGTCTCGGCGAAGAGGGAGACGGTGTCGACGTAGAGGGTGGGCAGCTCAACCGTGGCCATAGCGACACCTCACGGGGAAACGAGCTCCAGGCGGACGCCCACCGTGTGGACGCCGGAGAGCTTCGAGACGTTGGCGGCCATGTCCGTGACGAGGCGCTCGCGGCCGGGGCGCCCGAGGCAGCGGGCGTACTTCACCCCGCCCACGACGAGGGACGCTTCCCAGGCCAGGCCCGCCGGGGCGCCTGAAGGCACACGGAGGCGCAATGCGGCGCGGACCAGGTCCACGCCGGTGACGTCCACGGTTTGCGTCACCTCGGCATAGTCCCCGGGAGCCAGCTCGAAGCGGCGCCCAGGCTCCTCGTCGCCGAGGACGAAGAGGTACTCGCCCGAGGCGGGCGTGGCCCGCTGGGGACGAATGCGTCCCTGGCCCAGGCCGAGGCGGCTCGTGAAGGCGGTGAGGGCCATGGGCGTCACACTTGCCGGGACAGCTCGAGCGAGTCGAAATAGGCGCGGCGCGTGACGTCCTTTACCGCGAAGCCGAAGCCGCCCCGGCCGGAGGTGAGGGGTTGGCTGCCGGAGTTGATGCCGAGGGCGTCGTCGATGAAGGCGGCCATGCCCGGCACGGGCTGCCAGTCGGGAGGCGTGCCGAGCGGGTGCGCGGCCAAGTCGTTGTGGAAGGCCTTGAGGACGACGTCGCCGTTGGCGTTGACGATGACGTCCAGGCGCAGGTGCAGCCAGGCACCCTGCGAGAAGCTAGCCGAGGACTTCAGCAGGACGCCGGGGCCGTCCGCGTCAGGCAGGCCCGTGGCCACCGCCCCCTTTCGCAGTACCACCCGGTGCGGCTCGTCGTCGGAGAGTCCGAGGAGGTAGGCGGAGTCGTTGACGGAGGTGCCCTGCCCGCAGAGGAAGAGGAAGGGGGAGAAGCCGGTGGGGCCGCCACCGGGCCCGCGCTGGAGGCAGCCACGAATGCTGCCTCCCTTGGCCATGGGGGCGAAGTCCGGGAGGTTGGCGAAGAGGCCAACAGCGCCCTGCGCCGCCGACAGCGAGTTGAACGCGAAGAGGAAGTTGCTGCCGCCCGGGGGACGGGCAATGCCCGCCGTCACGCCTCTGTCCACGGTGGCGATGTCCAGTCCGCCATTGAGGTAGGTCCAGTCTGCGAGTGCCATGGTGTCCTCACTGCGTGGTGGCTGCAGGCCACCCGGTGTTGAAGTCCTCGGTGGGCTGCGTGGTGCTGAAGAGGGCCACGCGCGCCGTCACGTCCTCCCAGCGCCAGGCGTAGGCCTCGTTGGTGTGCCAGCGCTGCTCGAAGTCCTCCCGCGGCGACTCGCTGAAGAGGCCCTCCACGGAAGCTGCGTCCCCCCAGTCTTTGAGGAAGGGCTCCTGGCCCCATGTCTCGACGGCCTGCCCCTCGAAGCGGTGCGGGACGAGCTGCGCGGGCGGCAGTTCGAAGAGGAAGGCGTCGTTGTCCCAACCTCGGGAGAAGGCCTCGAAGCCCTCGCGCTGGCCGAAGAAGGCGAGGGCCACAGGGACGTCGGAGAGGGCGGCGCGCCACACGTACCAGCGCTCGAAGTCCTCGCAGGACTCCTCCGGCACACCGAAGCCCGCCAGGGCTTCGAGGCGAGTCACCGCCGTCAGTGTCCAGTGGGCAGCCTCGCCGGGCTGGCCGCCCGCGTCCTCGAAGCTGGGGTTCAGGAGGGCCATGTCAGAGGAGCCCTCCGGTGTCCCCGTCCTGCAGGGTGACGCTTCCGAGTACCGGCAGCTCCCGCACCGTTAGCTTCACGTCCGCAGGCAGGCCGTTGAGCGTCAAGTCCATGCGCGAGTCGCCCAGCTTCCGGACGCCGGGCACGTCGCGGATGACGTTGAAGACGTCAGACCAGGCCACCTCGCCGGACGGGACGCCCTGGGCGTCCTTGCCGTTGAAGCCGAAGTCGATGCGCGGATTGGGCGTGCCGTCCGGCTCGCTGATGCGGAAGTAGGCGGCGAGCGCCTGGCGGACGCGCGCGGAGACGGCCTGGGCCGAAGCGCCCTGGCGCAGGAAGAGGCGCACGGAGACGTCCACGCGCCGGTACACCGGCTCCTGGACGCTCACCTGGAAGGTGAGGGTGCAGGGGTAGACTTCCGTCACCTGCCGCAGCACCTGGGCCTTGAGCGCGGGCGTGGGGACTCCGCCGCCCTGGGGCACCACGTAGAGGATGCCGGCGTTTTCCGGAATGGAGGCGTCCTCGTTGGACGTCAGCATGAGCGCGCGCGCCACAGCGGGGAGGCGGCGGGCATTGATTTCGAAGTCCTCGCGGGAGACGGTGCGCGTCAGGGCCCGGAGGCTCTCGGGGGCGAGCAGCTTCGCGGAGGCCACCGTCTGCCTATCCGCGCCGCCGGAGGCGGGGGAGGGGTTATGGACGGCCACCTGCACCGCGTGGCCGTGCACGTCCCGGAAGTTGCCCTCCACGACGACGAGGCGGCCCGCGTCCACGTTGCCGGCCGCGCCGCCGCCCGTCTTGTACACGACCGCCACGGTGCCAGCGGGCGGCAGGCCGTTGGTGCCGTTGCCAAAGCGGATGGTGGCCTTGTCCCCCTGGTCCACCGAGACGAGGAAGTGGGCGTCGACGGCGCGCGAGTTGAGGAACGTGTCGGCCTCGGTGAATGCGCCCTGGGCGGTGGACACGCGTGCGGAGCCGTCGAGGTAGGGGGCGAAGTCCAGGTGCACCTCGAAGTCAGTGAGGCCACGGGCGTCGAAGAGCTGGGTGTGCGTCTTCGAGTGCTCGGCCACGGCGAGGACGCGCGGCGGGTTGGCGCCGGCTGGAATGGTGACGGGCAAGAGGAGCTGGAAGCGGACGGCCTCCGTCACCTCCTGGGTGCGGACGACGGTTCCAGCGGGGAAGGTGACGGTGGCTGTGGGAGGTTGGGCCAGGCGCAGCTCCACTTCAGCCGTGGCCGCCTGGGCGCCGTGAAGCCGGTAGCCCAGCATGCGCGCCAGGGCGATGACGTTGCGGCGCTGGGTGGCCGAAACGAGGCGCGACTCGCGGGCGAGGTTGTCCTGGTAGAAGCCGAGGACGTCACCGACGAAGGCGTACATCTCCAGCAGCAGGTTGCCGAAGCTGGCGACTTCGAAGTCGCTCCAGTCGGCGAAGACGCTCTTCACCAGCGCTAGGAGGCGTGCGCGCAGGGCGTCGAAGTCGCGGTGGGTGTAGTCAGTGGACGCGGGAAGAAGTGGCACGTCGGCGAAGGCCTCCATCGGGAGGCAAAGGCCTTGGGGCCACCTTTTCAGGGGACATCGGGGACATCGATTCGAGTCGGGATCCGCCTCGTCTTAGGTTGCGACCGAGATTAGGTCGCCTCAACATGTCGTCGCGCGATGAGGACGAGAGGTCGGGGGCCGCCAAATCCACGAAGTTCGGCGCGGTCGCCCACGATTAAGTCGGGCAGGCGAGGAAGTTCATGCTGGCACGGACCAAGTGACGGATGGGGCCCGTATCACCAGGGACTGCCGCAGGGCTGCACGCGCTGTTTCTCTTCACGACCGCTGCGGTCGACTTGTTACCTCGTTTGGGCTTCGGGCGTTTCGACCGTGCCAGCTTGCCGTTGGTACGCCATGCCTCGGAGGCGTTTCGTGGTCCGTGCCGGCGACTGTCGTGGTGATGCTGCGGTTGGTGCTCCCGACGGGTTGTAACCTCTCGACTATTCAGGGAGGCAGGCGCCTTGCGTGTCCGGCAACGAGATGTCGGCCTCCTGCGGTGCAGTGGGTCCAGGGTTTCGAGTCCAGGTCTGTCCTGGGGGACAGAGGCCATTTGTTCGGTTTGGCTGTCGGAACCGGGCGGCAAGGAGGCGGCCCGCCAGGGTGGGTCAGGCGGGAGGTCACTGGGCCGTCCGGATTTTCCGTGCGAACATCCGGGCCGCCGGTCTGGCTGTAAGGGAAGGGACCTATGCAGGTATTCCAAAGCGAAATTCGGCCGACGCAAGTCAACGCACTGATCTCGAAGGTGCGGAAGCGCAACTACGAGAAGTACCTCATGCGGGTGGTTCTCGAGAAGGTTCGGGGCTTTGAGAACCAAGTGGTCAACTTCGACTTCCCGGTGACGGCCCTGATTGGGCCGAACGGAGGAGGAAAGACCACGATCCTGGGAGCTGCGGGGTGTGCCTACAAGATCATCAAGCCGCAGATGTACTTCGCGAAGAGCGGGACCATCGATGACAGCATGCAGGACTGGCGGATTGAGTACGAGCTGATCGACCGGGACATCAATCAGAAGGAGCCCGTTCGCCGGTCATCCAGCTTCCGCAGCTACAAGTGGAAGAGGGAGTCGGTTGCGACTCGCGACGTCGTTGCCTTCGGCATTTCGCGCACTGTTCCTGCGAACGAACGGCGTGAGATGCGGCAGTACGCCTCCACGAAGTTTGAGGTCGGCGAGAAGCGCGTCGAGCAGATCGAGAAGAGTGCGCTTGATGCGATCCGGCGCATTCTTGGCAAAGAGGTCTCTGGCTATACCCGAATTCGGGTTGATGAGCGCGGTCGGGTTTCGATGCTGGCTGGGACGACAGGAAGGGGGGCTCGCTACTCGGAGTTCCACTTCGGTGCTGGTGAGTCGAGCATCATCCGGATGGTGATGGCGACAGAGGCTACTAAGGATGGTGCGCTCATCCTTATCGAGGAGATCGAGAACGGCCTTCATCCAGTGGCAACCGTTCGGATGGTTGAGTACCTCATCGATGTCGCCGAGCGAAAGAAGGTCCAAGCAATCTTCACCACTCATTCCAACGACGCGCTTAAACCGCTGCCTTCCGATGCGATTTGGGCCTCACTGGATGGAAAGGTGTTCCAAGGCAAGCTCGACATCCATGCGCTTCGGACCATCACCGGACAGATCGAGGCCAAGCTAGCAATCTTCACGGAGGATACGTTCGCGTCGGACTGGGTGATGGCGATGCTGCGGTCGCAGAAGGACATCGCCGTTGACCACGTCGAAGTCCACTCGATGGCGGGTGATGGAACCGCCGTGAAGATCAACGAGAACCACAACAAGAACCCGGCCATTTCGTTCTCCTCGGTCTGCTTCATCGACGGGGACTCACAACAGAAGACCTCGGACGAGGGCCGGGTCTATCGGCTTCCTGGCGAGTGCCCAGAGGAATACGTCTACGATCAGGTTATGGCGGTACTTGAGAACAAAGCCGGGATCTTGGCCGTGGCGCTGCACATGGACTACGAAGACCAGCAGTGGGTTTCCGATGTTGTTAGATCGGTACGGCACACCAACATGGACCCGCACCTTCTCTTCTCTCAGGTCGGACGACAGCTCCGCCTGCTCGCTGCGGAAACGGTTCGGAGGGCTTTCCTTTCGGTTTGGGCGTCGTCGTACCCGGAGGAGGTAAAGAGCCTTCTTGCGCCGCTGAGGGATGTCTTGCCGGCTGAGCGAAAGTGAGTGTGGCCGTGGCTCGTCTCCCAGCGGTTCAAGAAACTGGAGCAGCTCTGCTCCGCGCTCCCGAAGCTGCGCGGGGACATTCACGACAAGCGGCAAATCGCCCTCGTGCCTGAAGACCATGAGTCGTGTTTGACGAGCCGGTAGTAGGACTTCAGTAAGAGCTTTCGGAGCGTTGTGTCCGACCGGCTGTTGCTCGCAACTCAAGGTCCCCGTTGGAGGGGAACGTCGAAGTCCGCCGTCGTGTCACCCACGCGCACGCGCACACGAAGCGTCAGCGTGGCTGCGTCCTGCTCGACGCGGACCTGCACGAGCTGGACGCCAGGCAGCCAGCGCGCGAGAGCGTCACGGACGTACACGCGCGCCAGCTCCGCCAGCACGGTGTCGTTGCGCTGGTGGCGCAGCCGCGAGAGTCCGGCCCCGAAGCTGGTGCGCCAGGGCATCTCGCCGGTGGAGTGGGGCGTCGCTCCCTCCGTGAGCAGCACCTGCCGCACCTTCGAGGCGAGCAGCTCGGCCCCGCTGCCCACGGCGAAGTCCCGCTTCCTGTCTCTGCGGAAGGGGACGAGGAGATTCTGGCGGGCTCGACTCATGACGTCCTCCTCACGGAACGGGGATGGCTGCGCGCACCTGCTGCAGCGTGCGGACGATGGCATCGAGGGGGGCAATGGCTTCTTCCAGCGCGCTGCCCTCGAGGCTGGAGAAGTCCGGCACCTGGGGGCCGCCCACCAGGCCGAGGAGGACGTTGAGGAGGGCCATGAGATGGGAGAGGGCGGCCAAGGCCTTGCCGACGTTGACGGCCTCCTGGGCGACATTGGCCTCCGCGCAGCCGGCCACCCTCAGTAGGCCCGCGTCCCCGAGTTGGACGGCGCGCATCCGGGCCTGCCCGACGCTCGACAGGCGCAACTGCAGGTGGAGGAGCTGGCCACGGGCATGGCCCAGCTCGCCCAGGACGATGTCGATGACGCCCACCACGGTGTACGGCACCGAGAGCTGGGGGACGAGGCGGAGCAGCTTGGACACCTTCTCGGCCAGCTTCGGCAGGGCCGCGGCGATGGCTGTCGGGTCCGGCGGAGGCCCCAGCGCGTCAGGTATCGCCTTCACGACTTCGACGAGGGCCAGCACCGCGCCGATGATGTCGAAGAGGGGCGTGAGCGGCGCGAGGGCTGGCTGGACAGCCTGCAGGAGCTGGTGGTGCTGCAAGGTGGCGCCGCCAGGCAGGGTGAGGGTAGGCGCCTCGGGAAGCGGGGGGATGTGGATGCAGATAGGCAGCGCCATGGGCTTCCTCAAATCGGCTCGGCGATGGGACGCACCACCCGCCCGGCGATGGTGACCTGGGCCGCCTCCAGGGAGATGGCGCCCACCGCCCGCAGGGTGAGGGCGGTGGTGGCCTCCAGGGTGACGGTGTTCTCCTCCGCGTCGAAGGTGAGGCAGTCGCCTGTCTTCCGGTTGGTGAGCTTCATCTTGCGGTGGCCTGCGGACTCGTCCATCTCGATGCGGAAGGTGGGCGTGGCGAGGACGCGGTTGTCGGGCGGAGACACCTGGGCTTCTTCGGGAACCTCGCTCTGACCGCCCGGCTTCCCCCAGTGCGCGCTGAGGTAGTAGGGGGCGTCGACGTCGCCCTGGTTGAAGAAGACAGCCACCTCGGCGCCCACGTGCGGCACCGCGAAGAACCCCGTGTCCTTGGCGCCACCCCCGGAGGTGCCCAGGGGCCAGGCCCAGGCGGACTCGGGCTCAAGGACGCCAGGAATGCACAAGCGGACGCGGCCGAGCTGATCGCCGTCGTCGCGGCTGGTGACGTAGCCCACGTACATGCCGAGGAGGCGCGTGTCGTGGGTGAGGATGTCGTCGTCGAAGGTGCTCATGGTGGGCTCGCTACCTGGGGAGACTCATTCCTGCTTCGGGGTCCTCGACACCGATGGGCTGTCCGTCACGGCGGTACTCGATGTACCGGGTGCCGGTGTCCCGCTCGAATGCCTCGACTTCCTTCAGTGCCCCAGTCGTCTCGGGTGCGCTGGTGTTGGGCTGTCCGCCCTGGGGCTGGCCCTGCTTCTCGGCGCTGGCTTGCTGACGCTGCCCCGTGCCGTCACGCGACAGCTTCAAGTCGGTGGTGTAGCCGGAGGAGGAAAGGACGTGCTTCGCCTCGGTGACGTAGTACTTCCCGGACAGGAAGCTGGAGATGCCGCGCACCTCCACGACGGACTTCGCGCGCAAGCTGGGGTTCCCCACCACCTGAAGGGACAGCTTCACCGTGCCGGCTTCCGCGCGTCGGAAGCGGGCATCGGACTCGCGCTGGGCTTGGGCGGGTGTCGATGCCGAGGTGGGCTGGACGCTGGTGGTGCTGTTGCGGAGCTGCAGCGACGTGGTGCCCGTGCGCTTGTCCACCACCTCGAGGAAGTCCGCGAGGGTGGTGCGCTCCACGGTGCCACTGCTCGCCTGGGCTTCGAGGTTTCTCTTGGCCATGGCGTCCCGGCCGCGCACGTCCACCTTGCCCACTCGGCGGCCCAGCTCCGACTCGACGTTGACCGAGAGGACGTCGCCCCGGCCTGAGTCGGCGTACCACCACAGCACATGGGTGGGCGCTGCGGCCTGGTTGCGCGGGCCGAAGGTGAGGCCCCTGTCGTCGACGTGGAACTGGAACTCCTCCCGCGCGGCCAGGCGCCGGAGGAACCTCGCGTCCGTCTCCCCGGCCTGGTGGATGGTGTCGAAGGACTCTCCGGTGTCTTCGACGTGGACGGAGTCCTCCTCGTAGCCGTGCTCGGCGGCCACCTCGCGCACTACCTGGGCGCGCGTCTTGCCCGCCCAGGTGCGCGTCTTCGCTTCGCGGTGCATGAGGGCGCTGAGGGCCTGGCCCTCGACGGTGAGCACCTGGAAGCCCTTCAGCTTCTTCACCACCACTCGCCGCGGAGGAGCCATGAGCCCCGGGTAGCCCCAGGACACCTCCAGCACCGTGCCGCCCACCAGCTCCGCCCTGTCGAAGAGGGCCAGGTCGAAGTTGTCCAACTGGAGGGACAGCTTGTCGGCCTTCGTCGCGCTGTCCTCGAAGGTGAGGCCGAGGACGCGGCCCTCAAGGGAGAGGGGCTCGCCGCTGGGGGCCCTCTCGTGTGCCAGCAGCGTGAGGCGCACGCCAGGCGCAGTCCTGTCGAGGGGCCGCGTCATTCGCTGACCCTCCGCCGCTGCTCGCTGAGGATGACGTCGGTGAGGACGCGCAGCGAGGGGATGTAGACGCGCCGCCCAGCCTCCAGCTCCAGCGTCGCGTCGATGATGGGCTCCGGCTGGAAGTCCGCGATGGCCCACCAGAAGCCGCAAGCACGCGAGAGGGGCGCGAAGTAGCGCCCGGCAAGCCCCCAGAGGGAGTCGCCCTCGGCGACGAGGTGGACGCGCGTGTCCGCGTGCGGCTGGAAGCCGTAAGGGACTCTCTCGCTGAGGAAGAGGTGGCCAGCCTCGTCCCGGAGGCCGAGGGAGAAGGAGTAGCGACTGCCGGCGTGAGGGGCCACTACGGCACCTCCTGGCGGAGCTGCTCGGAGGTGACGCGCGTGTCCAACACCTCCTCGAAGGTGACGGTGGCGGTGTAGACGAGCACGCGGCCATCGACGGCGAGCTGGCGGTACTGGAACTCCACGCTGGCGACGACGCACTCCACGGTGAGGACGCCGGGCCAGAGGACGAGGACGCGCGGGGGGGCCGTCGCCAGCACGCCCTCGGTACCGGCCGGGGGCACAGTGAGGGCGCGGACGAAGGCGCGGAACGCCATGATGTTGGACGTGTCGGCCTGCTGGGCGGCGAAGAAGGCGTCCAGGTAGAACTCGACGCCCGAGAGCTGCCGGTTGGAGGTGCCCTGAAACTGGAGCACCTGGTGGGAGAGGCCCGGCACCGCCAGGCGGTTCCAATTCACCTGGCACTTCTCGGTGAGCTGCGTGGGGTTGAAGAGGCACTGCATGGCCTCTCCGGTGAGGACATTCACCAGCACGCAGCGAGGAGGACGGGCGAGGCCAGCAGCGAAGGACACGTGGGGCCTGCCTTTCAGTAAGACGCCATGGGGGAGAAGCTGCGGGAGGCGGCGTCTCGCTCGGCGCGCGCCGTGGCCTGGGCAAGCACCTCTCCGTCCACCTGGACACTCACGAGGACGGGCGCGGCGGGAGGCGCGTCGGGCTGCGAAGAGAGCACCTCGGGTTGGGGCAGCGAGGCCTGGAGGGCTGCCACGGCCGGCATGGACGAGGACTCCAGGGGCCACTCCGCCGGCAAGGTGGAGGCCGTGGAGGCGACGGGCGCCGGGGCCGAGCTGGGGGAGTCCTCGAGGCCGAAGGCGACGGACAAGTCCCGGTGGAGGCCCAGCCGAGCCGTGCGCAGGGCCTGCTGGAGGCCGGTGTCCTTGCCGAAGAGGCTCGCCACCGCGTCCGCGACGCCGAGGATGGCGCCCACCAACTCCAGGAGGACGCCGGAGATGGCGTCCACCACCCCGAAGACGATGAGCTTCAGGCCCGTCCACGCCTCGGCCCAGTCGCGGGTGAGGATGCCACTCAGCATCAACACCACACCCCAGAAGACGTCGACGATGCCAGAGAAGGCGGCCAGGGCCGCGTTGAGGATGCCCCCCACCACCGACACCACGAGGGAGATGGCGGACACCAACACGCCCACGACGGTGGTGATGTTGCCGATGGCAAACCCAATGGCTTCCCCCATGAGCGTCCACCCACTGGTGCCCTGCTGCACAGCGGAGGTGGTGCCAAAAAGGCCCGAGAGCGCCCCACCGAGGACGCGGCCCAGGTGCGCCAGGCTGCCCAGGAGGACGTCGACGCCGGCCTTCATGTAGTGCCATTGCCCGGCCAAGCCCTCCGCCACCTCGGCACCGGCCGTCATGCCCATGACGACGAAGTCGAAGACGCGGGCGAGGACGCGCCCCACCGTGGCCCCCGCCTCGCCGAAGGCCGCGAACTTCGAGGCTGCGGTGGCCGCGTCGTCTCTCTCGGAGAGGAAGCCCAGCGCCTCGCCCACCCGCCGCAACGTCGTCTGGAAGGTTTCGAGGGTAGGGCGCGCGGCTTCGAGTCCGGAGGAGAAGCCGTCGGCGAGGCCCGAGAAGAAGCTGTGGAGGCGATGGCCCCACAGGTAGAGGTTGATGAGGAAGTCCTTCAGGCCGGCGTTTTCAGCGCGGCCCAACTCCTCGCGCACTGCCCCCGAGAAGCCGCCGTCCTCGAAGAGCTGGACGAGGCCGCGGAAGGCGAGCGTCACCTGCTCCTGCACACGCCGCGCGAAGTCGCCCAGGCCCCCGAGGTTGTTGCGGACCGCGTAGGCGAGGCCAGCCACCGCGACGCCGAGGAGAACGACAGCGCCCACGGCCGGAAGCACCGTGGCGAGCAACCCGCCCACGGTGAGGCCCAGCACCTTGAGGCCCACCACCAGCAGCGCCAGGCCCACCTGGCCGGAGACGACGGCGCCGACGAGGGCGATGACGCCCCCGGCAGCCAGCGTGAAGGCCGCGAGGGCACGCTTCACGGGGCTGGGCAATGCCTCGAAGACGCCCAGCACCTGCTTCACAGCGTCGGCGACGAGGGCGACGAGAGGCTTCAACACCTCGTCGAACGGCTCCCCCAGGACGATGGCCAGCGCCTTCATGCGTCCGGCCAGCAGCTTCGTCTGCCCCTCGTAGGTGTCGAGCATCTGCTTACGGAACTTCTCGGCCGTGCCCCCTGCATTCGTGAACTCGTCGCGCAGGTACTCGAGGGCCGCGCCGCCGCGGACGACTTCGCCGGTTTGTTTGCGCACGCCGTCGGTGAGCTGCTTGAGGATGGCATTCACGCCGCCCAACGCCTCGCGGCCGAACGTCTTCAAGAGAAAGGCGCTGCGCTGGGCCGCCGTCATCTGCTCGAGAGCAGGGGACAGCTTGTCGAGGATGCCGAGGAAGCTGAGGAAGTTGCCGCCCGCGTCCGTGACGGCGACACCGACGCCTCGCAACTGCTGCTGCACCTCCGGGTCCGCCATGCGCTCCATGGCGACGGCCACGGCGGTAGACGCGCGCTCCACGCCCGGGACGACGTTCTTCACGAGCCCCAAGGCGATGAGCGTCTCGGGCAGCTCCTGGTTGAGGGCCTGTGCGCCTCGGGCCGCAGTGCCCAGGGCCAGGGGCAACTCGTTCGCGGAGAGGGCGAAGACGTTGACGGCCTGGAGCATCTGGTCGACGGAGAGGGAGGCCTTGTCAGTGGAGAGGCCGAAGGCCTTCATCGCCTGGGACGCGAGGCCCGCTGCACCCTGGGGCGTCAGCTCCCCCAACGAGCCACCGGCCAGGTCCAACACGGGCTCCAAGAGCTCCATGGCCTCGGCGGCGGTGAAGCCGGCCTGGGTGAGTTCTCGCAGGCCCAGCACGGACTCCGTGGGAGTGAACTGCGTGGCGAGGCTTGCTTCGAGGGCGGCGTCACGTAGCTGCCGCAGCTCTTCGGCCGAAGCTCCGGAGACGGCGGCAACCCCCGCCACGGCCTGCCCGAACTCACCTGCGGCGTTGGCCAGGGAGAACGAGGCGCCGATGGTGACAGCGCCGGCCGTGAAGAGGGCCATGGCGACGCCGAGGCGTTGGAAGGCGCCTTCAATCCGCGTGGTGCCCAACCCCACGCGCCTGTCCAGGCTCATGAAGTTGCGCTCCACCCCCTGAAAGGTGCCGGAGGCCAAGTCCCGTGCGGTGAAGACGAAGCCCATGCCGACGTTGTTGAGCACGCGCTACCTCCGCTTCGCGGACTTCTCCAAGGCCTTCGCCTCGCGACTGCGTTGCTGGCCGATGCGCTCGAGGAGCCAGTCCCTGTCCGAGGTGGGCAACTCCAGGGCGTCACCGAGGGGAGCTGCGAGGCCGCTGCCTCCGTGCTGGTGCCAACACAGGTTGAAGAGGCCCTCGCGCCACGTCTCCAGCGTCACGCCGGGGAAGAGGTGGAGCGCTCCCGGCGCCTCGCTGTCCGGGCCTGCCCCGGAAGGAAGAAGCCCCGGTCGAAAGGGAGCTCCACCTCCTGGCGCATGAGGCACTCGGGGCACTCGACTTCGAGCGTCGTGTCCACGCCGCAGTCGACGGCGTCAAACTCGTCAACGAGGAAGTCCGCGTCGCGCAGGCTCAAGTCTTCGAGGAAGCGGCGCTTCTCGCGCGCGTCCACGCCGTCGACGTCCAACACCCGGTAGGCGAGGACGGAAGACAGCAGCTTCTCCGGCGCCGCGCGCTGGAGCTGCGGCAGGCGCCGCTCGTCCTCCCCTGTCAGCAGCTTGAAGCGCACGCGCTTGCCAGCGTCGGGCAGCGTCGTCTCGAAGCGGTTGCCGGCCATGAAGGCCGCGCGGCTGGCGTCCGAGAGGACTCGCACCGGCAACTGCGTCAAGTCCAGCTCCCAGTCGATGCGGGCCCGGCAGGCCGCGTTCTGACAGGGGACGGCGAAGACGTACTCGGGGCCGTAGGTGTGGACGCGCACCTGGAGCAGGGCGAAGAAGCGGTCCCCCTGCAGCACCTGGCCCCAATCCACCTTCCCGTCGGCGAAGGCGTAGGGGCCTGCCTCCAGCAACTCTTCCCAGCACGCTGAGAGCAGCTCATCCACCTGGCCGCCGCTCTTCGCCAGCTTCCTGTCCGCGAGAATCCGCTCCTCGCGCACCTTCATGCCGCGGATGCGGCCCGTCAGCCCCGAGGGGCACGAAATGGTGTCCGCCATGTCCTTCCTCCGGAAAGGACAAAGGCCTCGGACGACAAATCGGGGACATCGACAGACGCGGCACCCAGTCGAGGCAGGGGACACTGGGGGACGAGCGAGGACTTTTGTGAACGCTGCGCCGAAGCCACGCTCGTGACGAAGTTCGCCAGCTCATGGGCTGAGCGGGCGCCTCTGTGCAACGTCAGGCGCCCGCCAGGGTGCAGCACTCATGGAGAGTACGTGACTGGCTGGGTCCTACTTGGCCAGCTCGAAGAAATCGTAGGTGAGGGTGACACTTTCGATGACATTTTCATCGGACTCGTTGTCCCACTCGCCCGCGACGAACTTCACCGGCCAGGCCCGGGAGAGGCTCCACCGACGCAGCGTGGTGCCGTCCCTGTCTTGCTGGACGATGTCGAGGTTGCGCTTGTAGAGGCTGTCCGGCAGGCCCAGGCCGCTGGTGGTGTGGACGACGTCCTGGAACCAATCGAAGAGTTCGTGGTCCTGCGTGGCGCCTCTCTCCAGGGTGACGTCGGAGAAGGTGAGGCGCCCCGGGGACTTGTTGGGGATGAGGCTGCCGCCCTCGAAGTATTGGACGTTGGCGACCTCGACGGACAACTCGCTGCACTTCTGGAAACCGGAGTGCCCGAGGCCGTCAGCCTCACAGAGAAACTTGAAACGCTTATGGAAGCTGCGCGGCTGTCCGATGATGGCCATGGCCAGTCTCCTTAGAGGCCCGCCGAGGCCAGCTCGGCTTCGAGGGCGCGGGTGTCCTGGGCGATGCGCAGGACGATGAACTCGGCCGGCTTGGTGGTGGCGAGCCCGATGCGCGCCACCAGTTTGCCGGCGAAGACCACGGACGGCGGATTGAGCGCGTCCGAGACGTCGACGAAGAAGGCCTTGGCGGGCTCCTGACTGCGGAAGGCCCCGTTCTTCATCTGCACGAGCAGGAAGGCGGCAATGGAGCGCCGCACCTGCGCGCGCAGCCCCTCGGTGTTGTTGCGGTGCCTCGCGAACTGCAAACCGGACTTGAGGCTCTTCTCGATGAAGGACACCCCGCGCCGCTCGGCGACGTAGGGGAAGTTCCCGCTGGCCTTCAGCGTGCGGCTGCCGTCGATGAAGCGCGGCAGGCCGGGCCCGGTGGTGAGCGGATTGATGCGGCGGGGGTAGACGATGTCCCGCTTCTTCTCTTCCAACGTCTCCTTGGACTCGAAGCCGAGGACGCCGAACATGCGCCCGGCCTCGATGCCCGCGGGCGCGTCGTACACCCCGCCGGGGCGCGCGCCGTCATTGCGCGCGAAGACGCCGGCGATGATGCCGGAGGGCGGGACGACGAGTTGCTCCTCGTTGCCGAAGACGCCGCGGGCGGGGTTGAGCACCTTCACGCGGGGCCAGTAGATGGCCGCGTGCTCAGAGAGTCCTTCGAGGGCGGCTTCCTGCGAGACGTAGGAGACGATGTCCGTGGCGCTGTAGCCCGAGGGCGAGTCGAGGACGGCGAAGACGAGGCCGTCGCGCGCCACCTCACAGTAGCGCACCATGGCGTTGTGGACGGCGGGCGTGGCGCGCCCGGGCACCAGCAGGAGGGACAGGTCCTGCACCTCGTCGAGCGCGTAGAGGCCCGTCCTACCCGCCTCGGAGCCGATGAAGTCGGTGTCGTCCAGTCCGACGAGGCCGTCCGCGCCGCCTGAGAGGGCCACCGTCTGCACGTCCGGAAGCGCGTCCGGCTGCACCATGAAAGCCTGGACGTAGGTGGAGCCGGTGCGCCTGTCATTGAGGATGCGCTCGACGTAGCGCGCGTCGCCCTCGACGGTGGAGAGGTTGGGGAAGGACTCGCGGTAGGCGCCGTCCTCGAGGACGAGGACGTCGAAGGTGTCGGGGGAGCCGTTGGTGGAGGGACGCACCTCCACCTCGAGGCGGTTGGCGTAGGCACCCGCGTCCTTGGCCTCCAGGTGGAGGACGTCGGTGGCGCCGGAGGCGTCGCCCGTGTGCGGCATCGCGTCCAGGCCGAGGCCGGAGCGCGCGTCGCCCTGCACCTGCAAGGAGGCGCCAGGCCCCGTGGACTGGGTGAGCAACTGCAAGGCCCCCAGGGAGGACGGCGCCACGCGGACACCCGCCACAGCAGCCTCCACGAGGGCTCGCACCTCGGCCAGCTCGACGGCGCGCAGACTCTGGACGTTGCCGCTCCCCACCTGCGGGCCGCCAGGGAAACCGAAGAGGGCGCCCGCCACCTCGTCGCCCACCTCTAGACGGCTGGAGGCGCCCTGGGTGTCGCTGGCGATGCTCAGCACACCGTCCTCCACGGTGGCGCGGCCCCCAACGAGTCCGGCGTTGAGGACGGCAGCGACCTCCTGAGCGGACGCCTGGGCCAAGTCGCCGAAGTCCCCCTCGTTGAAGGGGATGAAGACGTCCCGCCCGTCGTCCACACGCACACGAAGAGACTGTCCGGCGGTGAGGGCGTAGGGCCCCGGGCGGCCAGCGGAGACAGAGGCCGCGACGCCGGAGAAGACGACGTCCACCGCCTCGGTGCCGTTGGCGGACACTTCCAGGCGCTGGCCGTCCCGCAGCGTGAAGGGAGGACGCAGGGTTCCGCGCACGACAGCGGGCGTCGGTCCACCACCCGTTGTGAGGGCCGCCGCCGCGCGCGTGGCCGTGTGCGACGCGGAGTCAGAGGCGTCCTCGTAGTGGGCGGTGCGCACCACCCAGAGGTGGCTGCCGCCATTCTCGAAGAATCCCATGGCGGCGAGGGCGAGGTCCGAGTCCGGCGTGAAGCCGCCGAAGGTGGCCTGGTACTCCTCGAAGGAGGTGCACAGCACCGCCTGGCCGATGGGGCCGCGCTCCGCCAGGCCGACGGCGCCGGCCACGGAGGTGGGCGCGGAGGGAATGCCACGGACGCGAGGCTCCTCCTCCTCAACCACGATTTTCGACGACAGCAGCTCACGACTCACGAGGCACCTCGCTTCTTGCGGGACGCGCGCGCCGACACCTCCGGCGCGGCAGAGGGTGGCGACGACGGCGGGGCCGTGGGGGCTTGCCGCTTCAGGGCGACTTCTCCGCGGCGAATGGCAGCAGCCACCGCGGGCACGCAGAGAGCGGCCTCGGGCACGTCCTCCAGCGACACACCCGTGGCCAGGGTGAGGGAGGAGGGCAGGCGTCGGCCGCCACGGCCTGGCTGCACGCCGCAGGCGCACTCGCCGCGCGCGACGCAGTACGACTCATGGGGCAGGAGGAAGGTGACGAGCCTGCCCAGGGTATTGGTGAGGGTGACACTCATGAGGTGCCTCCAGAGAGAGAGTCCGTTTCGAGGTGCGTCCCGGCGACGGCCTTGCCGAGGTCGAGGGGCAGGCCCGAGTCCACGTCGAAGCCGCGCACCACCAAGCCCCAGGTGAAGGCGCGCACGTCGTCGCGGCTGCCGAGCTGCGTGCGCACCTCGCCGTCCGCGTCCATCTCCCAGCGGACGGTGCCGCGCGAGGCGTCCTCGGCGTCCCTCGGCATGGCCAGCCAGCGGTTACGGTTGAGGAAGGTGGCCACGGCGGCCATGAGGTTGAAGAGTTCGGCGGTGCGCTCGGAGGCCACCGTGAGGGTGAAGGCCAGGTCCACCGTGTACGCGGGGCGCCTGCGCACCAGCTCCGCGCCGGAGGGGCCCTGCACGACGTCCTCGTGCAAGACGTTGGTGGAGTAGCGACGACTCTCGCGCAACGTGGGGCCTGACAGCACCACGGAGGGCAGCGCGGCCATGGCGATGACGTTGAGGCCGTCCGCCACCGTGTCGTCGTAGTCGACGGAGACGCTGGCGCTGACGTTGGCCACCACCTGCCGTTTCAACTCCTGCAGCAAGGTGCGCACGAGGCGGGTGAGGTCCGCTTCCTTCGCGACGCGCGGGCGCAGGTAGCGGTACGCTCCCGGCAGGACAGCGGCCTCTCCTGGAATGGGGCGTCCGTCCGCAGAGAGGTTGAGCAGCTCCACGTCGACGGTGCCCGCCTCATGGGGCGGCGTCCTCACGTCGACATGCGAGGCGCCCGACTGCTGGCGCATGGAGATCACCTCCGCGCGCAGTCCGCCCAGGCGCACGGCCACCCGCGCGGCGAAGCCCACCCCGGCGAGGCGTAGGATGTCGCCGCCGCTGGTGGGCCCCGAGGAGGGCGTCACGGAGGCGAGGGAGGGGACGGCCATTACCCGGGCCCTCCGAGGCCCAGCTCTTTCGCGACGCGCGCGAGGAAGCGGCGGCTGGCGCCCTGGCGAAACCGTGCGAAGGCTGGCCGCAGGAAGGGGCGCGCTGGCGTCTGAGTCACAATGACGCCGCGCCCCCTGCCGCTGTTACGCGACTCGCCAGCCAGGCCGGCCTGGCGCAGCAGCGCGAAGAGGAAGCGCCGCATCTTCGGCGTCATGGGGATGACGACGGGTGGGCCTCCGTACTCCTGGAGCTGCGCCACGTCGACGAGGGACTCGCCGTCCGGGCTCTTCGCGGTGCGCGACACGCCGATGAAGGCCTCGTCGCCCTCCACGACGACGGAGATGGAGTTGCGTAGCGCGCCCGAGACGAGGAGGGCCTTCGTCCCGTTGAATCCGGCGAGCTGGCGCGCCGCGAGCGTGAGGGGCGAAGGCGGGCGGAGCGGCTCTCCACCCGGTGCCTGCTGGGTGAGGCCCTGCACCACCTCCTTGCGCAGGGCGTGCGCCTCCTGGCGCAGCGCCGTCTGGAGCGCACCCTCAAGGCGTGACGAGCCCGCCGCCAGCAGTTGGCGGGCCCGTGCCCAGTCTCCGGTGCGCGAGACGGCCATGGGGGCCTCAGCCCTTCTTCGCCCGCAGGTGGGGGACGTGCGAGTTGAGCCACTCGAGGGCTACGTGCGTGGCCTCACTCACCACCGCGCCGTGGCGAACGGACACAGAGGTGAGGGCCAGGGTGTGGGCGGCGACTTCCACGTCCTCCGGCCGGCAGCCGTAGTGCTTGAGGCCCTCGGCGATGGGGCGCACGGCGGGGAGGGTGCCGTAGCGCCAGTAGTGCAGCTCCAGGTTGCAGGTGTAGGCCTCGGCCTCATAGCGGGCGCGGGCGGCGGAGCTGGTGAGGTAGGCCAACTCGTAGCTGGGGCCCTCCTCGTCGTGCTGGACGACGTGCTGGTGCTCGTGGACGCACACCACTACCTGGGCCCACAAATCCCAACCGGACTTCGGCGTGCCCACCTCGAAGGGCAAATACAGGGTGCGGCCAACGGTGGTGGCATAGCGCTCGAGGAAGCGCTCCCTGTCGAGAATGCCCATCCGTCGAAGCACCTCGGCCGCCAGCTGCATTTCGAGCGAGTCCGACTTGCTCGCCGTCTTCGTGCGCAGGCGCGACTGCATGTGCTGGTAGAAGGCCCACACCTCCGCGGGCTGGAAGTCGCGCTGGAAGAGGGGGCCCACGCCAGGCAGGGACTGGAGGTAGCCCTTCACAGGACACCGCCTTCCACGGCGCCCGCGTCCACGGTGGTGGGCAGGCAGGTGTGGCCGGCGATGCCTTCCTCGTCGACGTAGGTGCAGGTGAAGGCCGTGCTGCTGTGCTCGCTGACGGCGTTGCAGTCGGCCAGCACCTGCCAGTTGCCATCGCCGTTGCAGATTTGCGCGACGTTGCCAGCGCACCGTGTGGATACCGGCGCACACCCGTCCGGCGCGCGGCAGCGGGTGAGGAGAGCGGTGGCGAGAAGTGGGGCGAGTAGCAGTGCTTTCATGCGAGTCCTCGGGCTTGGGGCCTGTCGTTGAAGGTGACGAGAAGGAGGTTGCGGCGAGGCCTCCGGCGGTGGAGTCCGAAGCCCGTGGGACGTGCCTCGGTGACGTAGAGCCCGGGCGGCGTCCTCACGGCCTGCACGAGGGCGCCCGCGACGTCGTAGAGGGCGCCCAACCTGTCGCTGGGGCGGATGAGGGCGTCGCCAGTGGCCGCGTCGACGAGGCCGAGGCGCTCCAAGTCTCGGAAGTGGAAGACGAGCTCGAAGCTCGTCCGGGGGCTGTTGCCGGAAGGTGCCATTCGCAATGAAGCAAAGGCATCCGGCTCCACCTGGCAGGGGACACGCACGGGTGGAAATTCGCGGCGGAAGGCTTCGGCCACGCCGTCGTCGTCCGCGTCCACCAGCACCGGCTCGCGGAAGTCCGCGTCGTACCCGCTGGCATGGGGGCCTGGGCCGGGGCCAGCCATGGCGGCGGTGTCCAAGCGGTACAGCTCCGCCAAGAAGGGGTAGATGAGCCGGCCTCGCACTACGCGGCTCCGGGCAGCGAGGGCTTCACGTAGGCCGAGAGAAAAAGGTCCACTTCGGGCTCTCCGGTGAGAGGCCGCACGGAGGGGCGGACACTGTCGAGGCGGTAGCTCTGCTCTCGCGTGCGCTCCTCCACCACCCGCCAGCGCGTGCGCTCCTCCAACGAGTCTTCATCCGCCAAGGGCGAGAGGCTGCGCAGGACGAGAAGCATGCAGGCGCGGCGAATGGCGGGCGGCGTGCGCCCCTCCGGCGTCCCGTCCGCCTCGGTGTAGCCCCAGCGCGCGCCTACGGTGACGCTGCCCTCACCACGCGGGAAGACACGGCCATGGCGGAAGGTGAGGCGTGGCCCATCGAAGCCCGGGCCCACCGGGGCACCCACCACCACCAGGTGCTCCCTGGAGAAGGACACGTCCGCCCCGTACAGCGCCAGGCGGTAGATGCGGATGGGCGGCACCGGCAGCCAGAGGGACGGGGTGCCGCGCCCGTCGAAGTGCAACGTCGCCGAGCGCGGCTCGAAGTGCCACCCCGTCACCTTGTCAATGGTGCGCGTCGCCTCGTCGAGGAGGACGGCCAGGCGGGTGTCGCCCGCCATGGCCGGTGTAACGCCCTCGGCGCGCATGTCGGCCACCGTGGCGTACACGTCAGTCCTTCTCCCGCTTGGCGCGGCGGGTGTCCTTCTCCTCGCTGGCCTTCGGGAGGTCCTCCGTCGTCAGCGTGCCGGCGGGCCGCGCTGCACTCAGCTTCAGCTCGTCGCTGGCGCTGCGCTTCACGCGGGCCTCGTCGGCCTCGGTGGCGTCGAGGGATTTCGCCTCCGCTTCCGTGGACACGTCGAAGGCGAGCGGCGAGTAGGTGTCGCCGGGCAACTGGTGCACGGTGCGCAGGTAGTCCGCCACCGGCTTCTCCACCCGGTACCAGCCGCGCTCCTCCTGGAATTTGATTCCGGCATACGTGTAGCGCCGCAGCACGTGGCCCCGGCGCGCGTCGTAGGCCTTCAGTCGGACGAGATAGGTGTTGTCCATGATGAGCCTCACAACTGCACGTTGATGGCCTTGGCCGTGCCCGACTCCTCGGCGAACTTCGCGTCGAAGCGCAGCGTGGCCACCACCTTCAGTGTGCCCTCGGAGATGTCGCGCGCCGACTCGATGCGAATCTGCCGCCAGATGCCGACGTGGATGTTCTTGGGATTGGTCAGCAACACCGCCGTGCGGTCATTCGTCGCACCGAGGTTCTCCGGCCAGAGGGGGATGGGCCGCACCGGGACACCCGAGTAGAGGACCGGCGCATCGCCCTCGAGGAACTTGTCGCCGACCGCCGTGGCCCGCTCCGCGAGCGTGCTGCGGTAGTCCAGGTCCGCGTCGACGCTGGTAAGAGGAACCCCATGCTGCTCTTGTCGCGCAGGTGCTCCGAGGGCAGCGACTTGAGCAGGTCTCCGAGGACGTCCTTGCTGATGGGCGCGCCGGCCGCGTCGACGACGTTGCTGGTGGCCTGCTTCAGCACGCCATCCATCGTGGCGAGGAAAGGGTCTGCCGAGGCCGTGTCCCCGTTGACGAGAATCTCCTCCATGTCCCTGGAGATTGCGTCCGCGAGCATCTCCATGAGCGTCTGGCGCAGCTCGCCGCGCTCGATGCTGTCTTCGAGCACTTCGTCGGAGAGGCGCACCTCGCCCTTGAAGAGCTTCGCGTCCAGCTCCACCTGGGAGAGGTCGGGCTTCACGCGCTGGGCGGCGGGGACGGCGGTGGCCTCCTGGCCGGGGCGCAGAATCCGGCTGCCGAACTTCAGCTTGGAGAACTGCTGCTTGGGGGCGGCCATGGGGACAACGGTGCACTGCTGGAGGAGCACCGATTGCTTGATGAGGAGTCGCAGGAACTTCTGCGCCTGCGCGGGCTGGAGGACGCCTCCGCCGGCCGTGAGGTCGGCGAGGGCCAGGTCCGCCTTGGCCAAGAGGGTGCTGTTGTCGATACGACTCATGGGGATTCCTTCGGCGTTGAGGCTTCCTGGTGGCGGGTGGGGACGTCAGACGTCGTGGAAGGAGAGGGCCTTGTCGACGCTCTCCCGGTTGAGGGGCTTGTTCATGTCGAGGGGCCAGCCGACGTCCTCGACGGGGGGCTTGGGCGGGCGCTCCGCGGGGGCGCTGCTGTTGGGCAGGCCGAACTGCTTCTCCACGCGCCCCAGTCGCTGGTGCTGCTCCTTCACGGAGCCCTCGAGCGCGCGGACGGCGTCGGTGAGTTTCGTCAGTCCTTCCATGACGCCGGAGGCGTCGGGGCTCGTCGCGGGCGCGGGCGGAGCCGACTGAGGAGGCGGCGCGGGGTTGGCGGCCTTGGCGCGCGCGTCGACATCCTCCTCGTCCTCGGAGTCGTCCTCGCTCTCCTCCAGCGCGTCGGCCAGCGCGCGCAGGTGCTGGGCCACCTCCACCACGCGCACGCCGTCGATGCCATCCGTGGAGGCCAACGCCTCGACGAGGGCCGTCACCGCTTCGAGGGCCTGTTGGGCAGCGGTGAGGACTGCGTCCTCGGCCTTGTTGGTGTCCGAGGCGGTGCTGCTCGCGCCCTCGGCTTGCGTGGTGTCCTGGGAAGCGTTGTCCATGGTGTCTCCGTCTCGCTTCACGAGGAGGAAGCGGTGCTTGTTGGCGGCCCTGTCCACGAGGGACACCTCCTCCACCACCATGTCGACGAGGCGGTGGACGGACGCGGGGCCTTGGGCGGTGGTCGTCATGCGGCCTCCGGTTGGGTGTCAGCGGCAGGTGTGTCGGAAGGGGGCGTCTCGGAAGACGGGGAGGCCTCGGGAAGGCGGCGCGCGGTGCCGCCAATGGAGAAGCCCGTCAACTGCCCGTCCTTCACACGCCCCCAGAGCTCGTCGGAGAGGACGCGCACGGCGAGAAGCCAGGTACCCTTGCGCACCTGCACCTCGCCCAAGGAGAAGTCGACAGGAGCGAGGTAGCTCTCCAGCACCTTCACGTGCCCATTGACTCGCATCTGGTGCATGAGGCCCAGGCCACCGAACTCCTCCATGAAGCGGTGTTCCGCCTGGCGAATCTCCGCTGCGGAGTAGAGGTCGCCCTGCGCGTCCACCGTCTCCGGCTCCAGGACGACGCCCAGGACGTACCGCTCGTCGTCGGGCTCGACGCCCTTGAGGAGGGACGTCGTGGTAGCGAAGGGGGCGGTGCCGGGCGGCTCCTCCGGCTTCCAGTCGTCCACGGCGAAGTCGCCGTCACCTTCCAGTGCCTTCGCGGCGGGCTGGTAGTTGCTGACGAGCAGCTGCGTCAGCACGGAGGAGCCGCCCACGCCGCGCATGGCTGCGATGGTGCGAGGCGTCCGGATGCGCTTCACGAGGAAGCCGGAGCCCTTCAACATCCCGGGCAACTTCCCCCGGATGCCATACGTCATGAGCCAGCGGCCCTTGAGCGACTTGAGGACGCCATAGAAGCGCTCCTCGTCGAAGTCACCCTCGCCGACGTCGACGTTGTAGCCAGGGTAGGGCGGGTCCAGGAAGAGGACGGTGTCCTTCCCGTCGTACTTGCGGACCACCTTCTCGTAGTCCCCGGCGTACACCTTCACGCGCTTGAGGCGCGGGGCGTGCTGCTCGATGCGGGCGAGCGTCTTCGCCTCGACGCCCATGCCGTTGGGGCTGACGCTGCGACCGCGCAGCTTCCCGTAGGAGAAGTGCGTCAGGTAGAGGAAGCGGTGCAGGCGCTCCACGTCCCCCTTCGGCTTGGAGTCGAAGAGGCTCTTGAAGGTCTTCTCGTCGCCGACCCACGGCAGCTTCTTCAGCTTGGCGAGGCCCGCTGGCGTCAGCTTCTGGATGAGCCGGTACGCGTCGGCGATTTCGGGGTCCGCGTCGTTGATGGCCTCGACGTCCGAGGGGGCCTTCTCGAAGAGGACGGCGGCGCTGCCGGCGAAGGGCTCCACGTACGTCTTGTGCGCGGGCAGCATTGCCACCAAGCGCTTCGCCAGGCGCTTCTTGCCAGCAGGGCTGCCCCAGATGGTCTTCTCCACCGGCTCACCCTGGAGGGACTCCAGGACGTGCCGGGCCCGGGCGAGGGCTTTCGTGAGGGCGTCACCCATCCTGGAGGCCCTCCGGGTCGAAGCCCCACGTCAGCTCTCCCGAGGTGGGGAGATTGAGGTCGCGAGGCCAGACGATGGGCGTCGCCTCGGCCTTGGCCGTGGAGGTCGACTCCTGCGTCGTCGTGTTGCCCTCCGGCGTCGGAGGTGAGGTGGGGGTCGGTGTCGAGGTGGCCTGCATGGCGTTTCGTCTCCGAAAGAGACAAAGGCCTGCGGCGCGAAATCGGGGACATCACTTAAGTGACGGCGAGCGTCGTGGTGCGGCAGAGGCCGTGGTACGGCGGGAAGCCCACGCCCGCGTCCGCGAGCTGCCTGTCCGAAGCGAGCGAGCGGAACTCGCCGACGTCGTCGCGGGTGCCAGCGGCGGAGCGGAGCACCTCGGCCAAGCGCGTCTGTTGGCCGCCTCGGTTGACGTAGAGGAGGGCACGCCCGGTGTCTGCGTCGAGGCGCTCCCTCACCCAGGGCAGTTCCTGCTTCACGTCCTCTGGCCGATCGAGCGACTCGACGCGCTCGAAGCGCTTGAGGGCATCCGCCACTGAGAATGTCTTCCCATGGAGGAAGCGGCACGCCTGGGTGGTGGCCTCGTCGAGGACGGCCTCGATGCGGTAGCTGCGCACGCCGGTCTCCGCGTAGCTGCTCACCTGGGCGAAGGAGCGTCCCTGGCTGACGAAGTGGCTCGCCACCACCTCCCAGTAGAAGGGGGCCCGCTCGATGAGGGCGCCGCGTGCGGCCCTCTCCAGCGACTCGGCGATATCGCTCCTGCCGAGGCCGGCCTCCAGCCCCTCGGCCACCAGGCGCCGGGCCTCATGGCCGAATGCGTCCAGCCGGCGCCCGTACTCGTCCCGGACGAAGTTGCCCTGGGTGCGGACGATGTGCTGGGCGATGCGCCTGTCCATGGCGTTGAATCGGGCGGCGAGGGCGAGGCCCTGCTCGCGCCGGGCGTGGCTGCGGGTGGACGCCACCACCTCCTCGGCTGCGTCGCCGAGGGGCGCCTGGATGCGGGAGGGGATGACGGCCGTCCGCCGGCCCGCGGCCTCCAGGGACCGGGCAACGAGGCGCCTGCGCTGGGCCGCCGTCGTCTTCCTCCAGTCCACGTCGAGGACGGCCACCGCCTCTCGCATGGCGTCCACGTCCGCGCGCCCGACGGCGCGGCGAAGGCGTGCGGCAAGCAGGGCCACGGCGCGGTCCATGCCTGCAGCGGTGCCTACGTCCAGGGCCTTGGCCACCGGCAGCCGGAGGACGTCTCCCAGGAGAGCGTCCGCCACCTCCCGCGCTTCGTGCAGGAGGAGGAGGCTGTCAGCGGGGGCCGTGCACACGGGGCACCTCCTGCGTCACCAACTCCACGGAGCTGCGGCGCCTGGCGCGCACCTCGACGCCGGCCGCAGTGGGGGAGAAGACGACGTCGTGGCTGGCCGAGCACCTGTCACACAGGGCGAAGACGAGGAGGCCGTTGCGCCACAGCGTCGTCGTCTCCTCCAGGGGACCGCGCTTTCGGCACATGCGGCACTCCAGGACACCGCGCTCGGCGTCGGCCTGGGCCTGGAGCACCCACGCTCGCTGGAGCTGCTCGGGTGTCATGTGGAGTGCCCCGAGAACCAGGTGTCGAACTCCTCGCGGGGGACGGGGACGTGCTCGGTGTCCATGTACCGGCGGGCCAGCGCCAGGCGTCCCTGGGCCAGGCGCTCCTCCTCGGCCCGAAGCTCTTCTCGCAGCCCCAAGAGGCGTTTCGCCTCGCCCAGCAGTGAGCCCTTGTCCTTCTGGGGCTTCAAGTCTTCGACGCCCGTCTGAATGCCCGCCAGCGTGAGGGTGAGGGGGCGCTTCACCCAGTCGTCCGCAATCTTGCGGAACTCGCGGTGGAAGATGTCGCCGGCCAGGTGGCGGCCCTCCTCGGGAGTCAGCACACCCACGCGCACCAGGCGCTCCACCATCTCCGTCATGCGCTCCGGGTCTCGGGTGGCCGTCGTCTGGCTGCGGAAGCGCCAGAAGCGCACGCCCATGTCCGCGAGCACCTTGCGGTTGAGGAGGAAGTCGAACTCATCGCGTTCGGGTTGGAAGACCTGGTCCTCGGCGAAGCGCAGCTGGGCCTCGGCCACTGAGCGGTTGAAGTCACGGCCGTCGCCGCGCAGCAGCGGCGGCAGGCGGAAGGCGCTGCCCACCTTGTCGATGTTGCGCTGGTCGTACTGCTGGAAGAGGGCGTCCTGCTGCTGGGCGTCCGTCAGGGGGCGCAGCTCAATCTTCGCGCGGCCTCCGTCGCCGGTGCCGGCGCCGTCCGCCTCGAGGATGAGAATCTTGTGGAAGTTGGCCTTGCCCTTGAGGTTTTCCTCGATGAAGCGCTCGATGCGCGGCACGGACGCGTCGGAGAGCCGCCCTCCAGAGACGAGCAGCGCGAGGGGAGGGACGGACTTGTTGTTGAAGTAGAGGTAGTTGACCTCCTCCATCTGCCGGGAGCCGAGGACGGACAGCAGGGTGCCCACCCAGCGCGGAATGCCGTAGGGCGAGCGCGGCGAGTGGATGGCGAAGTGGATGAGCTCCGTGGCGGGGCCGTCCGAGGCGTCCGCGGCCTTGAGGGCGGCGACACTCGCGAAGACGCGGCCGGTGAGGCGGGAGATGACGCGCGAGTCCCCGAAGGACTTGAAGAACACCCGCTCGCTGCCCTGCACTTGGATGTAGCGGCGCAGGCGTCGACGGGTGCTCACCGTGTCGAAGCTGACGGCGGAGATGCGCACGCGCTCGCGCACCTCGACGGCCTCCTTGTCGAGAGGGAGGAGCCGCACTGTGTACGAGGGCACGTAGACGAAGCGGGCGATGTCGCCCTTCCCGTCGCGCAGCACCTCCCAGTAGGCGTTGCCCGTCACCTCCAAGTCATGGCGGGTGCGGCGACGCAACTCGACGAAGCTGCCGTCGAAGCAACAGAAGTCGAAGAAGGATTCCAGGCGGGCCTTCTCCACCCGGGCCTGCTGACGCACTGCCTCGGCATGGGCGGTGACTTCCTCGTCCGTGGGAAGCGGGGGCGTCCCCGAGGGCAGCGTGCCCGCGTCACGCGCAGCCAGGCGCTCCAGGGCCATGGCGTCGGCCACTTTCTCCCGGGCGCCGTCGGCGTCGAAGTCGATGGCAGGCTCGAAGCGGTACCCGAACCCGTCGATGTTCGTCGCGTAGGCGTCGACGTTCTGCCGCAACGAGTTGGAGTGCTCGACGAGAAGGCAGAGGGCCTCCGGCTCATAGGGAGGGGTGAGGGCGCCTGCCTCACTGAAGGCAAAGGCCTCCTCGCCCCCAGGGCGGCTGGCGGGCTCATCCACGCGGGCGCCCACCACCACTGCCTTGAGGATGGCTTGGAGGCGCTCCTCGGCTTGGTGGACCTCCGCAGGCCCCGTCACGGGCGGTCCTCCACGTAGGCAAGGAGGCCCGTGGGGGTGTGAGAGACGGCGCGCACGCGTTGGCCGCGGGCTGCCACCTCGGCGTGGACTGCCTCCAGCAGGTTGTCGTGGGTGGAGGACTCGACGGTGAACTCCGGCCCGGGGTGTGGCGCGCCCGAGGGGGAGGAGAGGACGAAGACTCTGACGACGCTCTGCACACGGGCCTCCCACACGAAGTGGAGGCAAGGCGCGCGGTGGGAGGGGCGCCCCCACGTGAGAGGGCGTTGGGAGCCGCACGCCTTGCCTCCAGCCAAGACAAAGGCCGCGGGCCCAATTTCGGGGACATCCAGCGCGTGCTTTTTCTCTCAGGGACTGCGCATCAATGAGTTGTCTTCGTCGGAAGACAGAGCGCTATTGGCAACACCTGCGGCTGAAGAGAGGGAGCCCACGCGCGAGCCGAAGCGCATGCGTGGGGGCGCCTCTGCTGCCGAGACTCACAGAGACGATTGGGAGAGACAGTCGATGAATCCAGGCCAGGGGTGTTTGATGCGAGAAGGGGACGCGCGCGGCGTCGCGTCCACTGGTGACGTTGCCGCCACGACGGCCGACGTGACGACGTGCCCATGCGGGTGCCCGGAGCGGGAGGACGAGGCACACCACCCGAGCGACTTCCTCGTGACGGCCGAGGAGTACCCCGAGCACCCTGCTGCCCGGGCCGGCTACGAGGGATGGGTGTTCTGCGTCCACTGCGGTGCGTGGCGCGCCGACGATGATGACGCGCCCGACGCGGACTGGGTGCCCTGACGCGCGCTGTATCCGCGCGGAGTGCTGGTCGCACGAACCCCGCTCCTCATGGCAGGAGCGGGTCGGTCGCGCCGTCCATGGTGAGCACGTTGAAGCCCCTCTTCAACGCGGAGGAGACACCATGGACACCTACCGTGTCGCGAGATTGCCCGCGCGCCTGCGTGGCTTCGCGCTGCCGGACACGAGCACGCAGCCCGGAGGCTACGTCGAGGCGGGGGACTACCTCGTGCTCGAGGAGAAGGCCCACCACCCCACGCTGGACACCGACTACGCCCGGCTGCTGGTGCCGAAGCTGGGCGCGCTCGACACCTGGGTCTGCACGCGCTGGCGCGCCCAGCGCTACGCGACATTCGCTTCCCAGGAGTGCGCGCCTGCCATGGCCCGGCTGTCGTTCGACAACGAGCCGCTGGCTGTCCCGGAGGCGCGGCTCATCGCGCTCCTGGGAGCGTTCCCCGACTACAGGTACGACGTAAGTCGGGCGTACTACCCGTGGGCGCTGCCCGGCGTTCGCGTTCAACTCGCGCCGCCCCGGCTGAACAACTGCTGCACCTTCGTCGAGGCCTTGTTGGTGAAGGCCTTCTCCGAGGCGCATGGTGCGGTCTTCTCGTGGGACGTACGCCGCCACCGGCAGATGATGATCGCCTCCACGACCGACTACTTCTCTCCGGTGACGGCAGCCGCCGAGTCCGGCATGGCCCTGCTGGCGCCGTCGGCGGACGTGCCTCCCCACCCTTGGACACTCATCCAGGGGTGGCGCAGCCAATGGGGCTCGGGGCACACCTTCCTCGTCGCGGACTTCCACCCGGAGACGGACAAGGTGCTGGTGCTGGAGTCCAACGCCGCCTACGGGCTCGACGGCGTCGGCTACCGTGGCATCGGCAACCTGCGCGACGTCGGCCTCCAGCCACCTGCGGACTGGTGGACGCAGAGCGAGGTGTGGACGTGGCGCCGCATCTGCTCGACGTACCCCGTCCGGCGCCAGGCGTGGCTGAAGGTCAAGGAATGATGGGACCGTGGAGTGGGCTCTCTCCTGAAGCACTTCCGAAGACGGAGTTCTCGAAGTGCCGCCCCAAGAAGCCCCATCTATTAGTGGAAGCTGACCGTGGTCCGCGCGAGCACCAGCCAGGACGTGCGCCGGTCGGGCTCCTCGAGCGGCGCGGTATCATAGCGCTGCACGTAGCCGGCGGCGCCAAGTCCCAGGAAGGACGTTGCCCACCAACGCACCGCCAGCGCGCCGCTCCGCGAGCCTCCTGGCGGCACGTCGGACGCGCCGCGCCCCAGCCACAGGCGTTCGACGCGCGCGGCCAGCTCCAGCGCGCCGTCCGGCAGCTTCCCCGCGCGCAGGGTCTCCAGCGCGTCCGCGTCGCTCGCGCTCGCCTGGGGCCACAGGGGGCCATCGCTTCGGGGCTGGCCCCATACGACATAGGACATCTCCAGCGAGGCGCCCTGGCTCTCCATCGTGGGCAGCGCCTCGCGCGGGGTGCCTGGGTTGCCGTCCGTGTCGCGCGAGCGTCGCTCCCACGCTGCGGCGGCCTCGGCCGCGACACGCAGCCGTCCCGCGTCCACGCGCGCGTGCGCCTCCGTCACCGTGCGCGTGCCGCTGATGGGCGGAGGCCGGTAGTAGACGAAGCCCTGCGGCCCCGTACCTCCGATGCCGGCCCGGTCGAACGCGCTCTCCACATGCACGCCCGCGCCCACCCGCGCGCCCCAGAAGGACTGCGTCGCTCCCGCCGAGCGGCCCCATCGTCCGTCCACGCGCGTATCCAGCGCGGGGTGCTGGTTGTCATTGCCCAGCGGACTGCGTGAGCCATTGCCCACCCGCACCCACGTCTCCAGCGGCAGCGTCGAGGGCGTCCATCTCACCTCCAACCCGAGGTCGCGCCGGGGCCAGAACGCCTGGTCCAGGCCGGACAACTCGGGGATGGCGCGCGCCTCCAGGTGCTCGTCATGCGCGCTGGGGAACAGCGGCGTCTTGTTGTAGCCCAGGGAGATTCGCCAGTCCTTCAGGCCCGTGAACGCCACGAAGGCGTCGATGAGCACCGGCTTCTCCAGCGCCCACTCCGCCACGCCGCGCGCCACCAGCCACGACACCGGCCGGGCCTCGGCGCCCAGCCGTAGGCGTGCGAGCGTGAAGCCGTCGAAGCCCTCCACGTCCGAGCCATGCTGGCGGTAGTCCACCTCGCCCACCAGCGTTGGCCGCAACCAATCCTCCTCCGCGAGCGCCGGCGACGCGGCCAGCCCGCAGAGCAACACCCAGCCCTGTCCTCGCATCATTCGACCGGGATGATCTGCAGGAAGTGGGTGGTGCCGTTAGTCTCGTCGTCATCGTGGTCCGCGACGAAGAGGCGGCGGTTCGCGGCGTCGTACGCGATGCCGCGCACCTGCTGGAACCCGCTGGCCAGCGCGGACGTGGCGCCGTCAGCGGTGGAGATGCGCAGCACCTTGCCGTCGCGCGTGCCG